CTTTCCAATTAAAAAGGTTTTTAGCGAGTATGAATTCAACACACCTTACCCAGACTCAGTAACGCTCGCGCAAGAAACAAAATACGTTGAAGTTCCGAACTTAGGCTATGGCGAAGAACAAAGGTATGACGCACTCAGCACGATTGAAGAGAAAGTCATTGAATATTTAAGAGCCATTTTGCAAAGCGAATCCGCGCCTATCTGCACGGCTCGAATTTTTGGGATTAAAGACAATTACCTTTTAGGCTATCGAATCATCTGCATAGACGAGAAGCAAAGCATCAAGGCCACGATTACCATTACCAGCATTATTTACAGCTTTGACGCAGAAGAAACGACTATTTCAGGACCAACCGAAATCGACTTTGTAAGGTTTGAGTGAAAATCATTTACACGAATTCAATCACAGGCATCAGCAGTTCAGCGACTCAATTGTCGAGTGATTATGCGATCGCGAAAGTTGAGAACAATTATCCAAAGCAGCCGTACATTGCTGATGCGGCAACGGCAACTGTGACGGTGACTTGTCCAGGTGCAGAAGCCATATTTTTTAGCTACTTGGCAGAATCGGTGACGGTGACGTTCAAAGATTCAGGCGCTAGCACTCTTTCCACTGAAACCTACTCAAACACTTACACACTGACCGAGCAATACCTGCTCAATGAGAAAACCCATTGGAATGATTCGGTTTTTGTCGCTTGTCCGGCAACCACGAATACGGTGGAAATCGCTTTGACTAATTCGACAGACGTCAAAGGCAGTTTGGACGGTTGGGTAACTGCCAGTAATGGCAATCTAGGAAGACTTCAGGCGAGTGCTGCCAACATTTATTTTGAAGACTATCCACAAATCAAACTTGGAACCTTTGTCAGCGATGGGGTGTTTACCGAGCAGCTCAACCGGATTACGGGTGACGGCACAGGCACAGAAGATTTGCAGTTAACCGGAAATGGTGGCGCAAGCTTTACTGTTTCTTCTATGAAGTTGCCGCTCATTGTCAACACGATTCGAGCCGGAAAAGTCTTAGAGACTTACAACCCGAATGTTGGCATGTCGATCAGCAGAGACTCGCTAGGAATCAGACAGGAGCGAGACAGTGGATTGGTTTTTCGATTGGGTGAGATTCGCAGAAGGTTTAGCGGTTCAGTGCAAGTCTTAGAATCCGAAAGAGACACGGCAACCAAAGTCTTTTCAGGCTTACGAATGCAACCTGTTGCTGCTCAGATTCTAGGCTACCAAACCAACACCGCAGTTTTCGGAAGTTTCTTTGAGCCAGCTTCGATTGCTTATTCTTATCCTGGCAGTCAGTTATATGATTACAACTTTGAATTTGTGGAATTGATATGAGTCTTCTGAAAGTCAACGAAGTCCAGAACTATAACGGCAGTTCTTTGACGCTAACTGCAAGCACGGTTTCGACTTCTGCACAGTTAAACACTGGTGGCAATGTCAGCGTGACAGGCTCAATCAATGTCTCTGACGATTCGACAACCCGAAGCAATCTTGGGCTTGGCTCTTCAGACACTGCATCCTTTGCGTCATTGACGATCAATGGAGTGACTAATCAAGGATTTCCTTCCGGCACAAAAATGCTGTTTCAGCAAACTGCTGCACCTACTGGATGGACTAAAGATACAGGCAGCAATGATGTTGCGTTGCGTGTAGTTTCAGGCTCAGTCGGTTCAGGCGGGTCTGTCGCATTTGAGACTGCATTTGCCAGTCAAACAATACCAACTCATACACTCTCATCTTCAGAAATCCCAAATTTTTCGACTCAATTTAATATTGCAGCTGCTGGAAATAGTGTAAGTGACCCATTTAGTCAATTGCTTGTTGGAACATCAAATTCTGGGACAGCAAACTCAGGTGTGGGAGTCATAAGTGCAAGTTGGTCTAGGTACAACAATGGCGGAATTCCTGGAGCAAGTGTGCTTTTTTTTCCAGAAACAGGCGGAGGTGGCGGTTCCCACGGACACGGTTCTGTTGATTTAGATGTGAACTATGTAGACGTCATCATTGCAACTAAGGATTAAGATGAAATACACAATCATAAAACAAGACAATGCAGTTTATGTTGGTAGTACCTCAACAACTGATTGCAATCTAAGTGAAATACCATCAAACATTCATGCGGCTCATTATTTTGACGATACTGAAAAAGGTACCGTTGAATTTAATGACGGCACTAAAAACTTGGAAACTCATACACTTATAGAATTTGAAACTGCTATAAATTGCCAAATCAATACTTTTGAACAAAAGATAACAGAGGCAAAAACGGCAAGGCGTCAAGCCTTTAGCACTAACTCTGAAGAGATAAGCAATGAATGATTTCTGTCCATTGATAAAAAAAGAATGCAAAGAGCATAAGTGTAAATTCTTTACTCAAATTCAAGGCCGAAATCCAAACACGGGTGAACACATTAACCGATATGATTGCGCTATTTCTTGGTTGCCAATTTTAATGATTGAAAATTCTGCTCAGTCACGGCAGACAGGTGCGGCAGTTGAATCTTTCCGAAACGAAATGGTTAAAATTAGTCAGTCTCCACTTTCCTTAGAACATTAAAAGGCCGAGCATATGCCAGCAGAAGCAACCTCAATAATAGATGTAGTTCAAGAGTTAGGGACATCAGCTTCTGCTCTGATTTTCTTTGCTTGGTTGATTGTTTTTATTTTAAAGCAGCACGACAAGGAGACACAACAGTTGCGAGCAGACGCTGAAAAGAAGGACATGATGATGATGGAAGAAAGAAAACTTTATTTAGCGGCTGACGCAAAAAATGACGAAGAACTCAGGCAATACATGAAGACTTCAAACGCTGAGTTGATGAGTATCATGTCAGCGACGAATGTAGCAATTAAAGATATGACCGTTGCGGTTCACAACTTAGGCGACATTATTAACCGAGAATTAAGGAAATGAAGCTTCTACTCACAGGCTTGGCTTTGCTGCTCTCCACGTCAGCATTCGCTTTGCCTGTCGAGTACAAAACTTTGCACCTAGTTTCATGGGCTTACCAGTGTTCCTTGCGACTTGCCCCAACATATCAAATGCAAGGCATGACTTCAAATCTTGCCATGCAATCCGCCATTCAGCTTTGTAGTTGTGTCATCGACCACTACCGCGAAAATCACAGATATGTCGATTTGCAACTGATGCCTTTGCCACAGAGAGAGGCATTTGGCGAAATGTATTCACAAGAGTGCATTGATTACCCAGAGCGAGAGACTTGATGGAATTCATTGACCATTCTGAACACTTTTCACGCGACGAGCTGAAGTGCAAATTTACTGGTGAATGCAATATGTCGAGGTCGTTTCTTACAAAGCTGGAAACCTTGCGGCAGCATTACGGCAAACCAATCAGACTGACTTCAGCGTATCGCTCATTGGAACATCCGGTGGAAAAGGCTAAGTGGAAGGATGGGAAGCCCAAAAGTACGGGTTACCATAGCCTTGGAAGAGCAGTTGATATTGCCTGTTGGAATGCGGACGGTGCGCGACTTCTTCAGATTGCTATTCAGATGAATCTTTTCGGTGGGTACGGATTCAGTTTCACAGGTAGCCAAAGATTTCTTCATGTAGACGATAGAGACGACGGTTTAATGATATGGAGTTACTAATGGAAATCTTTTTTGAATATTTCAATTCTGCTGTAGAATCCGGTGGCGTTGAATTAATACTGACAGCAGTAGGTTTGCCGATGGCAGCGGCTGGTGTGGGCGTTTATCGAAAAGTCAGGAAGGCAAAGAAGCTGAAAGAGGCAATCACTGGCGGATAGGCAAAACCGCCACTTACCGGAAGTTTCACAAATCGGCTGAAGATGGCTCCCCAAGCTGGACTCGAACCAGCGACCCAATGATTAACAGTCAGCCTTGGACTTTCGGCTGTAGGCTAGACGAATGCTGGGATTGCGGCTTTCGGTTTTTTTCTTTGAAACAGTGTTTTGTGGCGAGTTTCCTAGCTTATTGACGAGATCCACTTGCTGCAAATGGTCTGAATTCAAGTAACTCATTGTTGTTTGAATTGATTCGTGACGAAGTAGCATTTGAACATGCACCGGATTCGCAGACTCACCGGAAAGCAACTCAGTCGCAACCGTACTTCTAAATGAATGCAACGGTTTCGCGTTCTCAATCCCCACCTTCTGCAAAGCTTTCCTCATGCTCTTGGTCAAATCCCCAAGCGAATTATAAAGCGGTTTACCTCTGCCGTTGTCCAAAACGTATTTCTCGCCTTGAATATCCTGCGCCTGAATAAAATCTTTTAAATCTTCAGCTATTGGGACGATTGCGTCTTTGCGACCTTTGACCTTCCAATCCTTTGTTGAGCGAAGTTCGATTCGGTCTGGGTAAACATTGTCCCAACGCAAGGCCAGCAGCTCGCCACCACGCATTCCAGTGAATCGCAAAAACCACCAGGCACGAAGCAGTACCAGAAACCGTCTTCGTTTGGTTTCGTTCCAGCCTTGTTCTAGGTGTTGCCGCAAATCTTCGAGTTGTTGTTGAGAGAAGACAGCAGGCAGAGGCTTAGACGAGCGAACCGATTTGACTTTAATGGCTGCCGGAATCTGACCTTGTTCCCAAGACCAGTTGAGAATTGCGCGCACTGCTCGAAGATAAGAATTACAGCTGTGATCATTCAGTCCAGCCTTACGAAGAGCCAGAATGAACTTGTCAGTCAGTTGTGAGGTGTGAAGCCGAATGCGATAATCACCAACTACTTTTTGGTAGCGAAGCAATTGCTGCCGATATTTACCAACCGTTCTCTCGTCACGATTCGCCTGAACATGCGCCAGGAACAAATCCAACAGTTCTGAAAAGAACAAACCTTGTTCATCAGTAAGCTTCTCGACTTCTCGACTCAGTCGCTCTTTGAGCTTCAGAAATCGCTCGACCAGCAGAGCGTTTAACTCGTCAGGCTCCAAGTCTTGAGCATCAACAAAACGAATCAGAACTCTGCGATAACGCTTCTTGTTAATCCATAGTTGACCAACATAAGCCTTTTGCCGTTGGTCTGAGACGATTTCGTTCTTGTGGCTCAATATGTAACTTTTCGGGGGGGGGGTAACTTTTTTGTAGCAATAAGGAAAAAATAAAGTAGGGCAGGATTTTACTGGTCTTCAGAGCCTAAACTGGACTTGTTTCGCAGTTGTACGTTTGGTTGTACCATTGCGGTACGTTTGTCTGATTCCGTTTTTTTTTGTCTTCCTCAAGCCTCTCAATCGTTTTCTCTAGGCGTTCAATATATTTCTTTTGAATTGATATGACTTCGTCCTTTAAGCGTATGCTTTCTGGATTCATGGTCTGCGATGAATCGGCCTTCATTTCTTTACTCCTACCTTCAGAGTCCAAAAAAGAAGAATCAATTGATTTTTCAAGCAAAATTTTCTTAATTGCCTCAATTGGTATTGAATTCTTTCTGCGCCTTTCGGATAAGGCCGCTGCACTCATTCCCAGCATTTCAGCTAATTCTCTATCAAATCTTAGATTTAAAAGACTTTTAGCCTTTTCAATAATTTCAGAAGAATTCACCACGCACCTTTAAATTTTTCTTGATTTTATCAATTGATTAATTAAGATGGAAGCACTTGCTGCCTAGCAGCTAGGCGAAATACTAAGTGTTTACTCTTTAAAAATCAATTTATTAAATGACTTCTTTGTTTGATTTGTCGCAGATCGTTCAGGCCCATCCTGACCGTATCCGCTACTGGCGCAGCAAAGGACTGATTCCAAAAGGAACGCAAGTCCACAAATATGCACCAATCATTTTTTCAGACAAAGAAGTCCAAGAAATCAAGAAATTCTTCAAAAACAAGAATGATTGACGAAGAACTACGCGAAGAACTCGCCACCATTCGCAACCTGTTGACCGAAGTTTTGGTCAATCAAGACATTCTGGCAAAGCGAATCAATGCTGACACCGCAATCAAAGCGGTTCAGACAGAGCGAGCGGTTGAGTTGAACCGCTTACGGCAAACCGCAAGCCAAGCTATTAAATTGCGGACTAACTAGAAGAGGAACATGAGTATTTACATTATCCAAGAATATGAAGCTGACCAAATCCAAGGCCATTGGCTTAACTCTTTTGTCTATGGGCTATTTGAAACGAAGGCAGAAGCAGAGAACAAGATTCAAAAATTAAAAAATGAATTCGATTGGCCTGAAGAGAACATTTTTAATGAATACAGAATTAAAGAAATGACAGAGCAGCAAATTGCTGAGTTTGATTCGATTGATTTAGCAAGCGTTACTGTTGCGTGAGTTGGCTCTTTTCGCAGGCGCTGGTGGCGGAATCCTTGGGGGAAAACTGCTTGGATGGCAAACCGTCTGTGCAGTCGAAATCAACAGCTACTGCGCCAGTGTATTATGTCGGAGACAAGACGAAGGAATTCTCGCGCCTTTCCCGATTTGGGATGACGTTACAACCTTTGACGGCAGACCGTGGAGAGGCGTTGTTGAAGTCATTTCGGGCGGTTTTCCTTGCCAAGACATTTCAGCAGCCGGAAGAGGAGCAGGCATTACCGGAGAACGTTCGGGACTCTGGAGTGAGATGGCGCGAATTATCGGTGAAGTACGACCAAGATTTGTCTTCGTGGAGAACTCACCAATGCTTGTTTCAAGAGGTCTTGGAAGAGTCCTCGCTGACCTTGCCTCGCTGGGGTTTGATGCGAAATGGGGAATTGTCGGAGCGCACCACACCGGAGCACCTCACAAACGTGACAGAATCTGGGTGTTGGCTGGGAACACCGACCGCCTCAATGAGCCAAAGATCAGAAGATTTTGCGGAGGGAAGAATGCCGACGCCAGCAGAATATGTTCAGAAATGGCCTACGCCACTAAGCTCAGACCACAAAAACAGAGGTCCAAACTCGAAACAACAAGGCTTGAGCGAATTGGTGAGAATCTGGCCCACTCCATCAGCGAACAATTACGAACAGACGGATCTGGACAAGCTGCTGGAACGCAGAGAGAGAATCAAGAGCCAAGGCATCAACGGCAACGGATTCGGTCTGACGCTAGCCAATGCGGTTCAAATCGAAGAACGGAAGACTTGGGCGACACCAAGAACGAGCGACTTCAAGAGTTGCGGACCAGTGGGCAGCAAGAGCCATCATCATATGACAGAGAAACAATATCTTTGCGCTCAAGTGAAGGAGGAGGATCAACCTACTGGACATTTGAACCCAGATTGGACCGAGTGGCTCATGGGGTGGCCCATCGGGTGGACCGACTCAAAGCCATTGGAAACGGACAAGTTCCAGCAGTGGTGGAACTCGCATGGAGAACGCTTAGAGACAGTTGACTGAGCCATAGTTTATTTCAACTCATTGACCGAGTTGGACGGTTTGGGAGAACCGGCTGGAGCGGCTATGGCTCATTGAACAGTCTACATGGGGAAAACAAACGTTGTTTTAGTCATAGGTCAGAGGGGTCTTTCCTAGCAGCTTGAGCAGCGTTTCCCCACCAAACATGGAGTTGAACATGACAAGCACACCAACCATTCAGGCTCACTTCTTCAGAGCCGAATCTAAGAGCAAATCAAGAATCATCACACACTATTCAGCGCCTTGGTATCGCAAGCTCTGGTGGCGAATTCGGCTTTTCTTTATCAATCGAAGATATGCGAACGCTCGAAGACTTCAGAGAAGAAACTAGGCGCAAAGAGGCTTATTTCTGGGGATTGGTCCGGCAATCTGAAAGGCGTAAACCAACCTTTTGTCAACTCTACGAATGTTCAAGGTGCGGCAAACTATCGCACCAGAAGCATGAGCAAAACTGTTTTGATTTGAAGCCGCTAGACATTAGCCAGGAAGAGAAGTTCAGCAGGCTG